ATCTCTGCTCGCAAGAGCAGTACGACTTCACAGTCAACCCTCCCGAAGCACCCGCTGAGGGCGAACCACAGGAGCAATCAGAATGAGCAACGCACTCAGTTGGAAAGAACTGATCGCCAAGGCCGAAGAGGCTGGAGCGTCTGTCAAGGAATTGAAGGCGGGCAAGTACCCCGACGTGGAGTTCACTCACGTCAAGGTGAGCCCAACGCAAGGCGGCGGCGAGCGCGTCGGTCTGCGGTACGTCGTGCGCGGCGGGCCGGAAGACGGTGGGTCCGAGTGGCTCAACATCAACGTGCCGAAGGCGGGCGACAAGCCCGGCGCTGCGGCCATCTTCCTTCGCACCGCGACCAAGCTGGGCGTCGAGCCCGAAGGCACGCTCGAAGAGGCGTTCAGCGTCGTGCTGGGCACGCACTTCTCCGTCGAGTTGAAGCGCACCCGGCCCGACTCGCGCGGCGGCTTCTGGCCCGACACGACCGTGTTCGGCCCGACCGCTGGTAGCGTCTCGACGCCTGTCTCCACACCGAGCGAGCCGCTCGCCGCGGTGCCGCCCATCGAAGACGATGACGACGACTTCGAAGAGCGGCCCATCTGATCGTGAGCGCTCGCGGGGACCAACACCCGGTAATAGGCTCGGCTCTCAACCGCTCTCGGGGATTACGCCCCTTGAGCACCTTGCCAATGAGCCAACCGGGTGCCCCGCTCGCTCACTCGTGCGGTACGCGACCGCACACGTGGGCCGGTGCACCGGCCCACACCCGGACCCGCTCAGGTTAGAGGCGACATGTGGTGAGAGATGCTTTCGTGCACGCTCGCAATAAACCCATGCTCGTTGGGGTTCGATTCCCTAAGGGTCCACTACTCGAAAGGCAATAATGAACTGGCAAGAGATTCAAGACACGGTGAAGTCACTCACACCCGAGCAGATCAAAGCCGACTTGCCGATCATGTACGTGCTCGAAGCGAACGAGCACTACCCCGCCAAGGAAGAGGCCGGACGCTTCCGGTACTTCTCTCCCTTCCGCCCCGACAATGATCCGTCGTTCGATGTCTTCATTGACAAGAACGGCAACCAGCGTTGGGGTGACTTCGCTGAGCAGCGCGTTGGCGGCAATAACAGACAGGGCGACGTTATTGATCTCGTCAAGCGCTTCATGCAAGTAAAGTTGGGGCGAGATCCCTCCTTCGGGGAACTGGTCACCGAGTGTCGGCGGTACGCGGCCGACATGGTGCTTGCTGGCTGGAGTGCCCCCACACTCCAGCCGCGCAAGTCGTACGACCCCGAGAAGGCGCTCGCCATGTACGAGCAGTCACGCGTTGACGCTGGGGGGCACGACGGCGTGATAGCGGAGTTCCTATCCCGCAGGAAGGACACGCTGCAATCAATGGACCCGGCGTGGCTCGCTGACACGTTCGGCATCGGGGAGCTTCCCGACCGAATAGTCGTGCCGTACTTCGACCGAGCCGGTGCGCTGGTCGCGTACAAGACGCGCAACATCACTGGCACCATGATCTCTGCGCCGGGCGCTGGGTTGTATGATCACATTCTCTACGGAGAGTGGCTCGATGACGACCCGAAGAAACCAGTATTCATGTGCGAAGGCGAGACTGACGCTTGGGCCGCGAAGTACGCGCTTCTCGACACTTTCGCTGTGCTTGCTCTGCCTACTGGCGCGAACGCGGGCAAGGAGGCTCAAGTCGAATCGCTACGAGGTCGAACTGTGTACCTTGCATTTGACGGGGATGCCGTTGGACGTAACGCGACGATGCGATGGGCAATGGACTTGCTCGCGGTCGACGCGGAGGTACTGATCGTCCCGCTGCCCGACAAGATGGACGTTGGCAAGATCTCGAATCTCGCTGCGCTTATTGCGCGAGCACGCCCGCCCATCTCGATCCCGGCGAACGCCCCGGTGCCCACGTCGCAAGGATTCGAGCGCCCGGCGCCGAACGAGAAGGCCGCGCCCGAGTTGATTTCGAACTGGACCTTCGAGCCTGAGCGTGAGCTTTACCACGAGTCCGGTCGCGCGTACGAAGGCAAGATCATGCCGTTCAATAAGAGCGCTCACATCATGTCGACCGACCTTGGTAGCAAGCAAGCCGTCGTACGGTGGTCAAACTCGTATGGCGGCTCATGGTACGGCACCGACCGCGACGCGCAGTTGATACTCGCTCGCTTGCAGAGTTCGGGCGTGTTCCTCTCGTCGGGACGCATGGCGAAGGTGGCCGGGCTACATGACGGCCAATTCATTTGGCCCAACGGTCAGATCTCGCACGAGTATTGGGCATACGTGCCACCGACCAATAACATCCAGCTTGACAAGCTCATCACCATTCAGGAGGGGCCGTGGGCTCTCGAACAGATCACGGCACTGAGGGAGCTACACAAGCACTCAGTCATGGACCCGATTCTTTGTTGGCTTGCGGTTGCGCCTCTCCGATCACTCGTGGACGCCTTTCCCGTGCTCGCTGTGACAGGTGGGAGCGGTTCTGGCAAGACTACGTTGCTAGAGACTGTAATCCCACGGTTCAGTGGTTCCTCGATCACGTCGAACTTGACCGGGACCACTGGTTACGCTGTCGGTGCATACGCGGGAAGTACGAACGCCTTTCCCGTCTGGTTCGACGAGTACCGGCCTGGCGCGAGGAAAGATACCCTGGAAACTTTCAACCAAGTGCTGCGCGACGCGTACACCGGGCAGTCGTCAAGCAAGGGCGGCATGAATCTCAATAACGTCTCGGAGATCAGCACCATCCCTGCTATTGCTCCGCTCGTCGTGAGCGGTGAGGATGCGTTCACCGAGCAGTCGCACACCGAGCGCATGGTGTTGGTGAATCTCCCGAAGGACGGCAAGGACGCCGAAGTGCTCGCCGCTGTGCAGACGTGGGAGCCGGGCTCGCTACCTTATGCGTATCTGACGTGGCTGTCGAAGGTCTACATCGAGAACCCCAACCTCAAGCTCGTGATCGAGCCTGCGGGCGATGAGTCGCTGCCATCGCGCGTCCGTTACAACCTTGGAGTGCTCAAGTACGGCTGGCGACTATTGCAGGAGTTCTACGCGGCTAATGGTGGCGTGCTCGAAGGCGAACCGATACTTGGTCGCGTGTCGAGCGAAGCGAAGGAAGCAGCAAAGACGAATCCCATTCGCGACGCGCTCGTGTGGGCGCTCGAAGAAGATGACCGCGAGAGTGGAGTCTTCGATCTCGGCAACACGATTGGTGTTAGAGTGGAGTCGTTTGTCGCGTTTATTCTTCAACGCAAGACGTTCATTCTCCCTGGTGGCGCGACGGCTGTGCGCAAATATCTGGTCACGAACTACGGCGCGAAAGAGGCCGAGTTCCAAGGAACTTTCGGCGCGCGACGCGGGTTGGTGCTCGCGTGGGATCGCCTGTAGTCTGAACCCATGAGCATCTGGCACCTTATCTTCGAGACTGCGCACTCTGATCTCATGTCACTCTCCGTTGTGGTCATACCTGTGCTCGCCGTAGGATGGCGTTTAGATCGCAAGAGCAAGACACGCGCTGACAGTCAGAGTGACGACCATGCTGTAGTGAAGAGCCTGCTCTGTGAAGTGAATAGCAAGATGGTGACCAAAGAAGATTTCAAGGTGTACGTGGAACAACACGACCGCGAACACCGTTACATCGAAGACCAACTGATCCGTCGCTGAAAGGCCCTCCATGCCGCAATCAGAAGCTCAACGTGCATACAACCTGCGCCGCGCCGGTAAGGCCCCCGCCCTCACCAAGTCACACGCTGAGAAGGTTGTCGAGCGCAATGAGGCGACAGCGCTGCGTGCGGAGATCAGGCAACTGGTCGAAGAGCGCGACCGCGCCGAGCAGATGGTGTCGCGCTACACGCAGATCAAGCCTGAGGATCTCAAGATCCCGAAGTGGGTGTCGCGCCCGGCGTCAAAGGATCGACACGTCGCGACTCCGATCCTCATGCTCTCGGATCTCCACCTTGACGAAGTGGTCGACATCTACGAGATGGACGGCATGAACGAGTACAACCGCGAGATCGCGTTGAAGCGGCTGCAACGTGTCATCGACTTCACGGTGGAGTTCTGCAAGCGGTACACCGGCAACCTCGAATACGACGGCATCGTGTGCGCACTATTGGGCGACATCTTGACCGGCGTGATTCACGCAGAGTTGGCGCAGACCAACGAGGCTCTCCCAACCGAGAGCATCGTCTATTGGGTGCCGGTCTTGGCAAGCGCACTGCGCAAGCTGGCCGACGAGTTCGGCCGGGTGTTCGTGCCTACGGTGGATGGCAACCACGACCGCACCACGCCGCGTATGCAGATGAAGAAGCGTGCGCAGTCGAGCTACGCGTGGGTGCTCTACAACTGGTTGGCTGACACGCTGCGCGACGACAAGCGCATCACGTTCAGCATCTCGATGGCGCCCGAGCAGATCATCAATGTCAACGGCACCAAGTTCCTTCTGACACATGGGGACGGCTTCCGGTCTGCCGGTGGTGTGGGAGGGATTTATCCCTCCATGCTCAAGTTCCTCCATCGCAAGCACGAGATGTACGCCCGCACGGGCAAGCCGTGGGATATTGCGCTCATGGGCCACTGGCATCAGCTTCTCTACGGGCCGGACTTCATTGTCAACGGCTCGCTCAAGGGATACGACGAGTACGCGAAGGCGTCCGGCTTCGGTTACGAGAAGGCGCGCCAAGCGCTCTTCATCGTGACGCCCGAGCGCGGCATCACCACGCAGACCTACGTGTACGCCGACCCCGCATGAGCCCGCCGATCCTCGCTGCCCAATACTGGAAGAATAACGCCGCGCTTATTGCCGACGTGGCTCGCCTCGGCTACCTCGACGGCATGGTGCTTGACCCCACCTACGGGAAGGGCAACTGGTGGAAGATCTACGAGCCGGAAGTGCTCATGAAGTCCGACATCATGCACGACGTGCCAGGCGGCGTGATGGGTGGTATCGACTTCACCGACCTGCCGTGGGTTGACAACATGTTCGACGCCGTTGCGTTTGACCCGCCGTACGTCTCGGTGGGTGGACGCAAGACAACCGGGCTCGCCGGGATGCACTCGGCGTACGGGCTCACCAACGCGCCCACCACCCCGCTCGGTGTGCAAGAACAGATCTACGCCGGGCTCACCGAGTGCACCCGAGTGCTCAAGCCTCGCGGCTATCTGCTCGTCAAGTGCCAGGACTACATCTCGTCAGGCAAGCTCTGGCCGGGCGTGCACTACACGACCCAATACTCGATGATCTATTGCCGCCTGGAGTTGATCGACAAGTTCGAGCATCTCGCCAAGACCAGCCGGGCTCAGCCCGGAGGGCGGCGCCAGGTTCATGCGCGCAGAAACCTATCTACACTGCTAGTGTTTAGGAAACCCAAGGGGTAGGCATGTCCAAGTTCTCAGACTTCATCAAGCGCGTGAGGGTCGTCCTGTACGCCGCGCCGCTGTATCTCATCGGTGCGTCGACCGTGATCACTGTCGCGAGCGAAGAGGTCAGCAAGCAGTTCCCCGGCGTGGCCGGTCCAATAACGCACTATTCGGCCGTTGTGCTCGGTGCGCTCGCTGCGGTCGTCGCCGTCATCCGGCGCGTCTCCCCGGTCGCTCCCGCAGACCGTGGTCTGCTCTAGCCCCACTTCTTCTTGGCGGCTTTCGTTGCCGGTGGCTTGATCCCTGTTTGTGAAGTCTGCCCGAGCGCGGCGCGCGCGGCGTTGAGCTTCGCCGTCGTATCGGTGGTGACCTGTGAGCCGGTGCGTTGCTTCGTCTTCGTGTTCGGCTTATTGAGCTTTGAGACATCCGGCGCGAGCCCCAACCGAATAAGGTCGGTGTACGACGGAACATCAACGCCTTGATCCTTGAGCTTCGTGAGTGAGTTCTGTAGCTCTTGCGCCGTGACATATGCAATCTGATTGCGCTGCTTGTCGGTGAGCGGGAGAAAGTTCCAGCCCGTCAATGCCTGCATGACCGACAGTCGCTTGTCCATGCCCGGCTGCGCGCTCTCGCCAACCACAGTGCCAGAAAGCCCGCGCTGCGCCTTGCCGTACAACGGCAGGAACGCGTTGGCTAGTCTATTGAAGGTATCTTTGCCGCTCTCCTTCGAGATGTCCTTGCCCGAGAACGTGTCCTTGCCCGTCGCCGTCTCGAAGAGGAAGTTGACAAACTCCTGCGGCCCACCAGAGCGACTATTCAATAGTGCGCTCGTGAGTTGCTGCTTGTCCGATCGGTATTGTGGAGGGACGATGCTACGCAGGCCCGGCACCATCGTGACGGCTTGAGTGATGGGGTCGAGCGTCTTGATTGCGTTGTCGAGCGGCGTGTCGATGTTCATGCCGAGCGCGTCGACGCCCTTGCCGCCGTGTAGGAAGCGAGAGACGTTGTACCCGGTCTTCTGCGCGTAGTCGGGTATCGGCGCGTTGGGGTCGTCCTTGTAGAGAGCGCTCTCACCCATCATGATGAGCTTCTGCTTCCAGGGGTCGTGCGCCAGCGCGTACAACTGCACCGCGGTGTTCTTTCGCATGAACGTGTAGAAGCGGTTGAGCGACTTCATGTTGTGGCGCTCGAAAGGCGTGAGATCCTGGTAGTCGAATAGGTACTTCTTCACCGTGTCGGCAGCGTACGTGACCGAGCCCGTCTTCTCCAGCGAGTCCATGAATAGTGCAACACGTGCGTTATTCTCCACCACATCGCCAAGTCGACGATTCGCCTGCAATAGCTTGTTGTCCTTGATGAATGAGCCGACCTTCTGACCGACCGACTGTCCTTGGCCGTTGAGCATCCGCTCCAGATCGTAGTTGTCGAGATCCGCGAAGAAGCCTGCGGAGATGACGCCGTGCGCTCGACCGTTAGTGATGATGTGTTTCGAGTAGTTGCTGATACCGGATTGCTCAAGCGCCTGGTCGAAGGCGAGCCCTTCGTGTGACATGAGACGGCGCACCTTCGCGAGATCGAGTTGCACCCTGGCGGCTTCGGCAAACTTCGACGGGTTCGTTAGGCCACCGAGAAAGGACAGAAGCACGTTGCCCGTGGCGTTGCGCGCGTGGAAGCCCGTGCCGAACGGCAACGGGTTGATCGCGTATGACGCCCACGTACCGTTCCATCCGTCAAGGAACTTGCGAAAGCCCTTCATCGCTTCGTCGTTGATCACGATGTCGTTGACCTTGGACAGTTCGTTCATCACCGATGACGGGCCGTAGATGTCGCCAGCGGACGCCTGCTTGCCGGGAAGGCGAATCCAGTTCTTGTCGGCCGCGGCCTTGGCGGCTGCGCTATCGCCCTTCTCCACAATCGAGATGAGCGGAACATTGTGATCGACCATCGTGTTCGCGAGCCCGCGGTACATGTTGTCCATCGCCGCGGCTTCGAAGGTCGCGCGCGAGCGCAGCGCCACAGAGGCAACCACGTCTTCGTGGAAGAGCTTGGTGCCGGGGTTGAGCCCGAGCCGCTCCACGAGCGCGTCGTTGAGCGCCTTGATGCCCTTCTCCGAGCGCATGACCTTGACGGCCTGAGTGGTGAGGTCGGACCCCGCCTTGAGTTCCTCGCCCGGCTTGATCCCGAGCGCCTCGCGCAGCTTGAGCCCGGCGTCTCCGCGGGCAACTTCCTCTCCCGTAGGGGACAGGATCTTGGCTACTGTCGGCTTGGCCTCGATGCCCGCCGCCGTGAGCGCCTCTTGTGCCGGGTGAGCTACCACGCCTCCGCGCTCGGCCGCGGTGGCAATAGCGTTGGCTGCCTTCGTGAGCGCGCCGGGCTTGCCCTTGAGGGCGTCCACGGCGGCAATAGTGTCGGGGGATAGCCGTTGCTCGGCCACGGCCGTCATCATCTCGTTGAATGCCTCCCGGCCCTTGAGCCCGGCCAGAGAGGGCAGGGCATCCACGAGAGGCTTCGGGGCGCCCTTCTCAAGCGCAGCGATGCCCTTGTCGCTCGTCTTGCCCAACTGGAGCCACAGGTCGTGGGTCTGTTGGGCGATACTGGCACCAGTCGTCTCCTGAGCCCTGTAGAGCGCCTTGCTCGCCAACGCTCCCGACTCTGCCGTCACCCTGGACCGTGGCGCCAGAGCGGACCCCACAGCCTGTCCTACGCCACTCTGGCGCAGAACGTCCAGTGGGTTGCGCCGGGTAACCTCTGCGGTCTTATTGAGCCACGGCTGGTCGGCTGCCTTCTCAGCGGGGAAGAGCCCGGTCTGCTCGGCCGTGTGGGGAAGTGCCTGGAGCGCCGAGCCCCGCTCACCCTGCGCCAGTGCCTTGTCCACGGTCAGAGCCCCGCCCTGACGCTCTAGGAAGCCCTCACGGGCCTTCCGGCCCGCGACGGTAAGCTCGTCAGCGCCGAGCGCCGACACGTCGTGTCCGGCTGCCTGAGCGGCTGCGTAGAGCTTGTCAGCGGCATGGGCCTCCGGGGCGAGAGCCTTGTTGACGTAGAGCGCCTCCACCTTGCTGTCCTTGATCGACAGGATGCCCGCCGCCTTGCCGTCTGCGTTACGCATGACGAAGTGCTCGGCGTCGGCGGGGGTGAGGGGCGGAACCGTGACTACGGCGCTCTTGGCCTCTGGCGCGGCCTTGTCTGCCGTGAAGAGCATGTTCTTCAATTCGCTCTCGTTGAGCGGCTCAATAGTCTTCACGCCCGCGAGCCCGGTCGCGAGCCCCGGCTCGGCAGCGGACGCCGCCACTTCGCCGCCGCGCATGATGTCGGCCGCGTACAGGCGAGGGTTGAGGAAGCTGTGCCCGTCGATGTAGGACGGGATGATCGTACGCTTGCCCGCGCCCACACCGAACTTGAGCCCGGCGCGGCCCTCGCGAATGAGCCGCGTCTCCGCGCGAGCGGCGAGTTCGGCCACGTCCCCGGACGCCGCAAGATTGAAGGTCTGCCGCTTGATCGTGCCGGGAAGAAGACCCCGCTTGAGAGTGCCCTTCTCGGCGCTAGCGGCAAGCTCTGCGGCCTGCCGGTCGATCACTTCGAGCACAGCTTGGTGTTCGGCCTCGCTGATGATGCCCTTCTTGACGCCGCCCTCAAGGCCGTGAACCGCAATCTTCTTCGCGGTGGACTCACCAACCTCTCGGCCAATAGTCTCCATCATGGCCTCTGTCGCTTTGCTCGTGCCGCCCAAGGCTGTCAATGGGTCGAGCACGACCATGCCAACGTCGCCGCCAGCGCGCTGCAAGTTGTGAGTGGCGCCGCCTGTGATCGGCGCCGCGCCCTTGGATTCGAGATTGGCGTTTGCCGACTTGAAGATGTCGCTCGGAGTGACGTGATTGCCAAGGTCTTCCCGAAACTGGTTCCATCCACCTTCGACGCCGCCTTGAATGCGCCCGCCTGAAATCTTCTCGGCAACATTGCCGAACCCCCACAGACCTTGACGCAAGCCCGCGGTGGCGACGGTGCGCGGAGCGTCGAGCTTAGTCATCACCTTGCCGAGAAGCTGCCCGGCCGTGCTCGTGCCGAACGAAGTCTCGGCCTTCTGGATTTGCGACTTGGCGCCGCCCAACCAGTTGCCAGGCGTGCCAACCACAGAAATGCGGTCGAGCCCATAGGCGTGCATGTCTTGCGGAGTGAAGACTTGTTGCACCTGCGGGAGAGCCTTCTTGTAACCCTCCACATCTCCGGCGCGGTAGAGCCGCAATAGGCTCTCGGCCACTGCCTTCTTATTGGTCTGGAGCGTCTGCGTGTATGGCGCCTCTCCCGTTGCTTCAACGGGGGCGTCGGTCGTGGGGTTAGCAGTCGTGCTGCCGGTCGAGCCCCAATTGGTGCCGCCACCACCAGAGCCCCATTTGGTTGCCATGCGGACAGCTTACGTCATCCGCGCAGAGTCGCCGGGTCCACCCCGAAGGACGGCGCGTACATGGCGAGCCACACCCCGATGCTCTTGGGGTCGATGTTTGCCATGTCGACGCCGTATTGAGAGAAGTTGTCCGGCGTGAAGGAGTGCGCAGTCGACACGACTTCGCCCCACGTCTTGTCGCCCGCGAGCATGTCTTGGAAGAACGAAGTCATCATCGGCGTGATCGTCTTGGCGTCAGTCTGAACCTTGCCGGGATGGCCCGCATCCCAATAAGGATCGTTGGGGCTCTCGTGCGAGCGCGGCCCCGCCACATCCATCCCGAGTGCTGCCATAGCGCTGTCGATGGTGAGCTTATTGCCGCCCTTACCGAGTTGCCCTGCGGCGGAAGCGGTGCGCTGCTCAATGGGCATCTTATCCCACTGTTCAGCGTCAATCTTATTCTGCGCGTCGATCTTCGCCTTGAGCGTCTCGTAGATCTTGTTGGGATCATTGGCGGCGGCGCTCGAAGCGGCAGCGCGCGCCGCTGCCGCCTGTTGCGCCGCAAGCTCAGCGTCACGTTGCTTCTGTCGATCCTCGTACGCCATACGTTGCGAGTCGGTGTACGACTGGAGGTCTGCTTGCTGGAGCGGAATTGCGCCCTTCACCTGATCCATGTAGGCCATGTTCGCTTGCTGAATGCGCGCCTGTTCTTGCGCGTCGGACGCGATGTTGCTCTGCGCGTCCTTGGTGAACGCGTCGTACATGGCTCGCTGCGTTGGATCTTGCGTGACCGGGGCACCAGCTTGCTGAGAGGGGGTCGGAGCACTGGCGAGCGCGGCAGCGGAGGCTTGGCGGGCTTGTAGCTGCTTCTGGCCGTACACGCCCTGCTCGCCAAGGATCTGCACGAGCGCGTTCTTCTGACGCTCGATGGCGTCTTGTGAACCGGCGTATGCGTCGGCGGGCGCGGCGGGTGTTGGATCAGCCATCACGAAGCTCCGAGCGGGTTGTAAGTTTGCTGTGCACGCTTCTGCCCAATTCGGGAGCGGGCGTCAAACTCCATCTCGGCACGCTTCTGACCCAATTGCGAAAGAGCTTGTTGGGAGTTTCGATTTGCGACTTGTAGCGCGTCGCGCTGCGCAGCTTCGTCTTGATTCTGTTGGTAGGTGACATCGGCAACCGCCTTATCTTGCGCTTGGTATTGCGCGCCACTATTGCCGAGCCCACGACTCTGAAAGTCGAGCCCGGCGTTCTTGGTCTGAGTTGCCTTCTGCTCTCCGTAGCCCGCTGCGTTGCGGTTGATCGCATCTTGCACCGCAGTAGTGCGGGCGATGATCTCGTTCTTGATGTCGGCCTGTTGAATGCCCATCGTTCGGAGATACGCGGCGTACGCGGGGTCTTCCATCGCCGGGTTGCCGCCAGTGTCCGGTGCGCGCTGTGCGAGCGCCGCCTGCGCGGTGTTCCAGTTTGTAGCGTTGTTGTCCATGCCGAAGTTCGGGTCGTATCCCATCGACTTCGCCCACGCGGCGTACTCGTTGTCCGTCGTCTCATCCCACTGCCCGGTTTCGGGTAGCCCGAGTTGGCGTTGAATGCTCTTGGTCGTGGCCGGGCTCGCATTGAGTCGCCCGACCGCTGCGTCGTTGATCTGTGCCATGACGCCATCCTAGCTTATTGGGGGGCGCTGGTCTGATACCAGCACGACCAAGTGACCTGATCCAAGTTGGCAAACGCTGCCGTGAACGGCGAACCGGCCTGGCCGAGCAGGGAGGCACTGTTGGCGGCAGGGAGGGCGGCAAGGTTCTGCCCAATAGTCGGGTGAAAGACTACGTTGCCTGCGTACCAGATGTTCACGCTCTGGTCGTAGATTTGCATGTTGCCGTGAACCTGGACGTTGGTCGGTGGGCTGTACGGGAGAAATGGCGGAATGCTTACCGCAACGTAGCCGTTGGCCGTACCAGCGCCCGTCGCAACAAGACGACCCGAGTACCAAACAAATGACCCGATGCGGAAGCCCTCAATGACCGTGGTCGACGTTGTGACGAGTATCGCATTCTGATAGAGAATCGGTACGAACTGGTCGGATGAGAAAGTGGAAATGTGGGCATCAAGTCTGCGCTCGCGCTGGGTCAGTCGCTCGATAGCTGCCGCGTCGTCTCCGTTGCGAATGAAATTGATGATCTCTTTCCACTCGAAGGGGTTGTTGATATTGGAAGGCATCACGAACCTGCTTCTGCTTGGCTTTGCTCGTACTCGACAGTGACCTTGCGGAAGGCCACGTTGCGCATCGTCGGAAAGACAATTTGGTACGAGCCGTACCACGGCGAGCTTATGAACGTGAACGTGCGCCGCCCGCGGTCTGGATAGCGCGTGGCGTTGGCCGTGAGGTAGTCGAACGACCCATCGGGGCCACCTTGCGTGTCAGTGTCGACCTGCGCGCCGCCCCTCTGTCCGCGGTACTTCACCTTCACCGAGAAGTCGGCGGTACTCACCGGGCTATACGCGGTGCTCTTCCAATAGTCGAACTCGACCGTGACCTTATTGACGCGCACGCCGAAGCCGAGCGGTGCCATCTCTTCTGGCAACCACAGTTGGCAGTTCACTCCGAAGGGAGAGTTGGTGAGTCCCGAATAGGTTTCGGATGGATCAGACCACGTGTCGTCAATGCGCGCCGGTCGATCGAGACAAAGATCGCGAGAGAGCACAGACCACGTGCCCGACAAATCACCCGATGGGTTCACAACAGTGAGAAGTTTGTCGCCCATGAATGGGAGAGTGGCGAACACAAGATTGATGTTGGTGCCCCCTTCGATTTCTGGACGAGCACCGTTCCACCAAATGCTCTTCGTCCACACACCGTGCACAAGTTCCCACGCTTGCATTCCTGCTTCGTCGTTGTTGCCTACGGGGTTGGGAGTCACTGCGCTGGCGTCAAAGAATGACGGAATACGGTACGGCAAGATCAAAGCATCCTCTCCGTACAATGACACCGCGTTCTTGCCAACGCCGTTTGAGGCGTACCTGTAGGCTTCGTTGCCTGGACGAATGGCGTCGAGCGTCTTCGAGTCGTATCCGGTAGGAGACATCACGATGGCGCCACGTTGAAATGTCATGTCGAGCGCCACAACGAACTCGTGATGAATGACTGCCTCAGTGCCGTACTGCGGGCCGCGGCCTTTGGCGATTCGCACGAGCGAGCCCGTGATCGCGTTTGGTCCTTGAAGCGCCCAAAGCTCGGTGTACGAGTCGATTGTGCTCACTCCCGAAGGGGAGACGAGAAAGAGCAATTGGTCCTTCACAACCCAAGCGCCGAGAATGGTTGGACGAGTGGCCGCGCTGGTGTTGCCAACACCAAGATCGAAGTAGTTGCCTGCGGAGAAGGTGTCGAAGGTTCCGAAGTCTGAGTAGTACACCCGGTTCAGATAGGTGGCGTCTTCGAACGCGTATACGCGGTCCTTGTAGAACACGGTCTTCTGTGGGTTGAACGACGACGGGTAGGTGATGGTGGTCGGTGCCGCGTTGGTGACCGGGTTGTACCAACGACGCGCGCCAATGATTACCGCCTGCGGATTGATGAACGTGAAGTCGCCGCGGTTCGTCTCGGCAATGTTGCCGTCCGTCTGTGAGAGGTTGTCGAGCGCAGAGTCGCTCCACGATGCCGGGAACCCGCCAAGATCAAGAAGCCGTGTCGCTGCCGCCGTGGAGGCGGAAACAAATAGCAATTTACCGTAGCCTCCGTTGGGAACCCACAACGACCCGAAGTAGTCGTTGCTCCCGCCAGTCGTGGCCGGGGGAGCGCCCGTGGTGTCAAACAATCGCCAGCCGGGGCGCGGCCCAATGCTGCCGTTCGTGTAGACCTGGAGATTGAGAGCGCGATACTTGAACGGTTGCTCGGTGGCGGCAACGACTGCGCCGTCGCTGCCCCAACTGCCTCCGCTCCAATCGGCGTAGGTCTGGAACTTTGTCTCGGGGCGCATGTCACACCCATACGTTCTCGTCGCGCAAGACGATGCGCGGGTTGCCCTTCATCTGTCGAAGGTCGTCAGCGATGCGCTTCTTCCAGTCAACGATTTCTTCCTTCATGTTTGCTACCGCTTCTGCGTCCTTGATCTTGCGCGCGCAGATGAGCGCAGCGCGCACCACGAGGAAGTCGGTGTACTCGACCGGGAGCGCCGGTTGGTCGTTGTCGCTCGCGAGCGGGATCTCGTTCTGGTAGTAGTGCACCGTGTACGTGTACGCGGCGTCACTGACCGGCAAGAGCTTGATGGACCCCTCTTCAACGTGATAGCCCTGCGGCTTCGACGTGAAGCGCTGGTATCGCCCGATCTCGCGCTTGCCGAGTGCCGTCAGTTCATAGTTCAGGTCATCGACAATGCGTTGCACCTTGCGAAAGCGCGTCAGCGTGCTCGTGGCGTAGTTGACCGTCCCGGCCACAACCGCAATAGAGCCCGAAGTCAATAGCCAGAAGGGGTCGAAGTCGCCCGAGACTTGCTTGAGCGCACTATTGACGATGTTCGTCATCGTGGTGCTGCCGAAGCGTGCGTCGTCTTGCGAGATGTCGGCACGCTCGTACGTCAGCGTGCGGATCGTGGAGAGAGGGTCACCGGCCATGTCGAGAGCTTATCAGTCGGGCAGGGCCGAGATCTTGGCCTTGATGCTGCCGGGCACAGTCATCGGCCGGACGTAGCCCGTCTCATGCTTCAAGTCCTTGCTGGCGGCGGCATGGTAGACCCGCTCCATCGTATCCCGCAGGGCCTCCGCGGCCTTGTCTTGGTGCTCCTGCTCCTTGACGGCGTTCTCGGCAATAAGCCGGTCCATCTGCTCGGTGTGGCTGTTATTGCGCAAGTGCGTATCCCGAGCCACGAGCGAGCGAATCACCGCAGAGATGTCGAGTTGCTGCCCCGGCTTGCGCTGGCGCATGACGCACTGGAAGGTGGCGTCTTCGTTCTCGCGCCAGATCTCCCAAGAGTCGAGCAGGCGGTTGTAGGCCACGAAGAGATCGGTGTCGCCGCTCCACCCGAGTGTGGCGTCCGGTCGACGCAATAGCTCAGTGGCGTAGGCGAGCACGTGCTCGCGGGGATCGAACTTGGACATGACAGCCTCCGGGGGAATGGTGCCAGGATAGCAAAGAGCGGGCGCCAAGCGCCCGCTCCGTACCGCCCCCCAGCCCTTGCGGGATCAGCTAACCGAAGTCAGCTTCCCGTGTGCGTTCCGCTTGTCGGTGCACAATTCGTGGTACTTGAACAGGACGGCCTCGTAGGAGTCCGTACCGCTCACGCGGCTCAGGACTGCGCCATCCTCTTCCATCCACTCCCAATCGGAAGCGTAGAACTCGATGAGGTTCTCGGTCGTGAGGATGAAGACCGTCGACTCGGTGCAGTCGCGCTCGGGGGTGAGCGCAACCGTGTGGTTGCCCACACTCACGTCGACAGCCTTCCAGCCGCCCTTGAGGACCAAGCTCTCGCCCTGGAAACGCTTGAGCGTCTTGAGGGAGTTGGCGTAGTTGCGCACGATCAAGTGCGTGGCGATGATCAGGTTGGGGTTCGAAGAACCCGCAATCGCGATCTCGTCCAGCGCCTCTTCGAGCACAGAGTCGGTCAGCGCGGCCGAGATGGCTGCCTGGTAGCTGGCCCACACCGCGAACGCAGTCGGGTCGATGTTGTGCAAGGTGCCCGACGAAGCCACGATGGACTCCAGGCCGGTCAACTCGTACGAGCCCGAAGGCACGACGCCCTGCGTGACGATCCGGTTGCCCGAAGCCGCCGTGCCGGTGCCGACTGAATCGGTCGTGTAGGTGAACGTCAGCGAAGACAGCGTGACCGACACGGCCGTGACCGTGCGCACGATGAGGTCTGACGCGGCCTCAACGATGTCGTACTTCTGGCCGGGTTCGATCCGGCGCAGCGTCGACTTGGCGTTGACGGCAACCGAAGTTGCGCCCGCCGAGCCCGTGGTCGTACCGATCGAGCCGGTGACCGCGGTGTAGCACTGGATGTTCACGTTGCGCTTGAGGTCGCGAACGATGCCCTTCGTCTCGTTGTCGACCGCGCGAACGAACGCGCCCTTGTCGGAAGCCATGAGCTTGATCGTTTGGCCGGTGACCTTGATCACGCCGTAGTTGTACTTGAGCGAAACGCGCTCGGTCGTGTGGGTCTGGTTGCCCGCGACCGGCAGGGTGCCGCCCTCAGGGCGAGGGCCGACGCCGCTCGACCGCTTCACGTGCGCCGAGAGAACCGCGGCCGTGCCAACGGTGTCTTCGGTGTTCTTCTCGACCTGATCGAGAAGCATGAAGCTGTTATTCAGTTGCTCGCGCACTTGCGGCTGGTAGTCGTCCTTCAAGACGGCTGAGGCAGAGGTTAGGGTCAGACCCATTTGAGGTTCTCCTTGTGAGATGTGGTTCGTCGAAAGTGTTGGGGATTCTCTTCGTCGAAGCGCTCTCGGAGTCCTGCTCCACTCAGCTACTTATTGGCGAGTCCTGCTCGCGGTGACTGATGTCACGGTAGCAGGGTCACTTGACTTTCCGCAAACGGGGGTTCTTTGCCTTGGCCGCAGACGACGCACCGCGCGAGGACGCGGCGAGGATGGCGCCAGCGTTCTTCATCGGAATGCCCTGCTTGGATGCGATCTTCTTCTGCACTGCTTTGAATCCGGGGTGTGCCTTTGCCATGACGGCCTCCTTGCAATAGTCGCCACAATAGCACGAGCCCCGGACGTAGCCGGGGCTCGTTGTGTGACGCACGCTTTCTAACCACACGCTTACACCTGGAGCGTGCACTGTTCTCCAGTTTCGGCGCTGGCACCTGCGTGTTATGCCACAACCCAAGTCTGACTCAGAAGCCCGCCTCAGTCAAGCGCTTGAGGGCGCTCTGCCGAGCGTCGAACTTCTCGGCCGGTGGGGGCGCTGCGGGAGCGCCCGGCGCGCCGCCAGATTTACCCGACGCTGGCGGGTGAGTTGCGCGCTCCTTCGGGGAGAGTTCCTTGAGATCCTTCTCGAACTGCTCCTTGGCCTTCGTGATGTCGCCGTTGGCGTCCTTGTTGGCGAGGAAGAGGATCGACTGGTATTGCCACGAGCCCTCTTTGTAGCCCCAACCTTCGACCGTCTTCTTGATCTCCTTGACGGCATCGTTGGTCATGCGGTCCTTCTCGCGCGCGTCGAGCGCGGCGTTCAGTTCCTTCTCGGTGAGGTACTTCGGCTCGGCCTTGGTCTTGCCCTTGGCCGGTGGCGCGTCGCCTTCATCTTCGAGATCCACGTCGTTCTCTTCGGCCCACTTCTCAAGGTTCTCGATGGTGGCCTTGAAGTCCTTGCGCGCCGCTTTGGGGTCTTTGAGCAAGTTGCGGTACATCGTGAGAGCCTTGTCGACATCGGCATCCTCGTACCCGTCGAAGGCTTCCTCGTACTTGCGCAGCTTCACGCGGTGCGCGGCTGCTTCGTCACGTGCGCGCCGTAGCTCGCTCGTCTTCGCCTCGTCGTTGAGTCCGGTGCCGGTGTCCGCATTGGACGCACCAGCGGCGGCAGCGTCACTCTGCGGCTCGGGCGTAGGCGTACCGCCTTCGCTCGGGGGGACGGGAGTGCCGGTCGCGGTCTTGTCGGGGATCGGTCCTGCGGGCATGACAGTGGTCCTTTACTTGGGGGCTTGTTGGCTGGGGTTATTCATTTGCTGGAGAAGGGCGTTGAAGATCTGCTCTTGGTTGGCCCCGCCGCCCGCTGCGGGCGCCGGTTCCTGTCCCGGCAGAATAGCACCCATCGCTCCAATAGACGGGGGACCGGCCGGGGGCGGGGGGCCGGGCGGCACGGGTACGCCAGTGTTCGGAGGGTTCAGTTCGGGCGGCGCGGCAGGACCGGCCGTCGTCGGCGCGCCTGCCAGCCCCGGCCCGCCGATGGCGCCAGCCGTTTGCTGCTTCGCGATCTTCTCGGCCTGCATGGTGACGTGCGCTTGGATGTGCGCCTCGATGACAGCTTGCTCTTCCGGGGGCTGTAGGTCGAAGTCGACGCTCTTGCAATAACGGTGGTGCTCGATGATGTGCACTTCGTGGTCATCCCACTCCCGAGGGACAGCCTGCCGCCCAACGGCGAAGCCTGCGTTCTCGCGGCGCGCCCGAGCGATGTCGGGGTTGAGCCCCTCCAAGAGCATCCGGCTCGACGGCATCTCGGTGAAGAATGCGAAGTCGGCCATGTTCGAGATGAAGCCCATCTTGACCATTTCCTTGCCCGTCTCCATGAGCGCAGCGCGGGAGCGCGGGATGATCTGATCCTGCGGCACTATTGCCGTCGTTTGGCCGCGGAAGTCGTCCCCGGACCACGAGAGTGTGCGCGCTGGTTGGCCGGGCACAGAGACGATGCTCTTGCGCTTGTCGCCCACTTCCTCTTCGTAGAGCTTGAGCACCATTGTCGCCAACTTCGAGAAGGCCATCTGCGTTTCATTGAGCAGGCGCTCGGTCGGCGTGGCGTCGTGCTCCGCGAGAATCGAGAGCCCGTAGCCGGACTCGATATTCTGCGGCGCGTCGCCGCGCGAGATCGGGTGCACACTCATCACGTCGTCAAGCTCTTGCGCGAGCTTGCCAGGCTGGTCGACCCACCATTGAGGCATCTGCGGCGGCGACTTCCACTCGGGCGCGACCTGTCCGTCCGGGTACGGCATGATCTCGCCCGGCAGATCCGACAGGTCTTCCATCATGTCAACCGCGCTCTGCGGCATGGCGAGGCGGGCGTTACCGGCGCGCTTCATGTGCTCGACGATGTTCGACCACGACTGGTTGAAGGCCGTTTGAATAGGCCGCGCGTCGGTGACAATAGTGGAGCCCGACCAACGGTTCTCCATCTTCGTCTCGCGCATGATGACCATGTTGAGATGGTCCTTCCACGGGTACGGCCACGCGTCGTCGAACACGCACTTGCTGTCAATAACGACACGCACGCACCCCTTCTTATTGAGGTAGCTCGGGCGCTCGTACATCGTGAAGACTTGCGTGAGTGGCGTCATTGCGTTGCCAGTTTGCTTGTCGTTCAGCTTGAGCAAGAACGGAGTCGTTGCGGTGTTGCCGTCAGCGGGTGGCTCTTCCGAAAGCTGGTACTTGGCTTGCGCTTCCTTCGGAGGGAGAAGGTCGAGCGTGATCCAGTAGCGTGCAAGCTCCGCGTCGTCGGTGCCGGGCTCGGTCGTGAATTGCGAGAGGTTGTAGACCTTCTCACGAGTGTCACCTTTGGCGCGCTGCACGTTGCCCGTGTCTTCGGGGCTCTGTGTCGGATCTTCCGCTTCGGCATCCCACATGACCGCAATAGCGCACGTGCCCGCCTTCCACGTTGCCCAATAAGCCATCTCGCGCATCTCTTCCCAACGGTGTTGGATGCGCACGTTCTCTAGAAGTGACTCCCCGAGTTTGGCGCCACGCACGTGTGAGTCGTCGGCGTCGGTCGGGAGCACTTCGAAGGCAAGCGGGCGCTGCATGAGCTTGCCCATGATCGTGCGGCTATTGGCCTTCATGCGGTTGATCGTGAGCCGGACTCGCTCGGGGTCGCGCGGCACTTGGTCGAGCCGTCGCTGCTCTGTGTTCCACCAGATCCACTGTTGGCCGTCGATGAAGTGGAAGTTGAGGTAGTAGTCGAATAGCTCTTGCGTCATCGCCGCGGTGCCGTGCTTCCACCGCTCTAGGACTTCCATCGCCTCGTTGTCCGGCAGCGTGAGGTCGTGCCCTGAGCCCTTCTTGGCGCTGGAGGGGACGCCCTTGGGCACAGTCGCGGGTGTGTACGTCTTGTCGGCCATTTCGACAGCTTAGCTCAAGCCCTCGATGTTGACGGGATTGGCTTCCACCACGTTCGCCACCCGCATGTCCCGTCGCATGGCGCTCGCCGCTATTGGGTTCGGCGCCTGGAGTGCGGCAGCGGTCAGCGCACGCCGGTCTTCCTCCACCACAGCAATGCGCGCGGCGTGGTCCTTGCGCATCTCGTGGCGCTCGCGCGCGGCCACGAATACCTGGACCACGTTGAGTACGGCGAAGAAGGCCACAGCAAGCCCGCTCGATATGTCCATTGTCGGGGTCACAGGGTACTCACTTTCAATAGGTCGGACACCCTATTGACGATCTCGGTGACCGTCTGAGTGCTGGAGTGGCGCATGTCCTTGCCGGTGATCATCGGGATGTCGGCGGGGTACGGCTGGCCGGGAGCAAGCTCGTACCAGCCCTCAGTGGTGAGAATGTGCGTCGTGCCGCTGAGGAAGGCGCCTTCGTCGGTGTAGTCCATCTCGTACCGGATGTACTCGATCATCCAAGCGTCTGTGCCGGGGATGCGGTTGAGGTTGAAGTAGTAGCTCGTGTCACTTGGCATCGCGCACGCTCGCCATACGTACGGCGTCTTGCGCCTTCTTCCACGTGACCGAGCGGACAAGCTCGGCCTCTACCTCAAGCTCGGCAATGCGGTCGAGTAGCTCGTGGAGCTTCTCGGGCGGCGCCCAACCGAGTAGCTGGGCCAGTTGCTCGGCATCGTAGTACGTGATGTCGAAGTGGCCCTCCTGCTCGATGTAACCCCGCATGGACCGGATGATGCCGGGGTCGGCCGGACGCTTGGTCTGCCCGGAGGCCGACGAGTAGGGGCTGCGGGACTGATGGTCGAAATTGTTGATGACGCGCCAGTTGCCGTCACGGGTTTCGGTGTCTGCGGGCATTGGGGGACTCCATTATTGGGAAGGGGCCGGGCGTTGTGCCCGGCCCCATCGTAGCTCAGTGGAAAGAGCTTGACTGGTCAGGCGGCGACCTTGCGGCCCACGACCATGACGGCGACCTTGACGGCCGATTGGTCGGTGGCGTTGCCAGCTTCGGCCGAGATGCCCGAGATCGAGTCTTCGATGAAGACGATGAGCTTCGAGTTGGCCTCATCCCAACGCACGAACTTGGTCACCGGGGTGGCCGCGGCGTTGACCGAGACGAACGTGATCGAGTCGAGCCCGAAGTCCGAGGCAGCAATTGCCTCGCCGTTCGTCGGGTACGAGTTGTCGAACGTGATCGTGCCGACCCACAGAACCGTGTCCCCGCGGCCAAGCCGAAGGTACGGGTCCGCAGAGGGGAGTTTGGTGAATGTGAGTGCCATTGGAAGATCCTCCTTGGATCAGTACCCGAACACCATTAGGTGCACAGAGACAGCGGATTGGTCGGTGGCGTTACCGGCCTGAGCCTCGATACCGGAGATCGAGTCTTCGATCGCGATGAGCAGGGTGTGGGCGCCCGCCGACTCGACCCATCGTACGTGCTTCGTGAGCACATCGGTTTGGGCGTTGACGGAAATCCACAGAATCTTGGCGAGCCCAAAGTCGGACGCCGCCACAGCCTCGCCGCCAGTCGGGTACGAGTTGTCGAACGTGACCTTGCGCATGACGAGCTTGAGATCGCCAACGATGTGATACGGGCGGATGTTCTCGGCCGGGACTGTGAAAGTGAGTGCCATTGGAAGGAACCTCTGAGATCGGTGATAGGCACAAGATAGGGTGCACGGCGCCCTACCGCAAGGAACCCAACTCGGGGTGCTCATAGCGGCGCCTGCCGGTCTTCCTGAGCCCCTCCATGTGGCGCTGAATGCGCTCGCCCATGTTCGCCGGGGGGTCGTTGCGGCCGTAGTGGTTGTGCCGGGGCAATTGCTCGAAGACCCGCGCCGCGTACGCCAACACGTCTACTTGGTCGTCGTGCTCGGTGTCGGGGAACGTCAAGATTTCCTCTTCCAAGTCCATGACCCAACTGGCCTCACCGATCCACCAGAACTCTTCGCCGCGGATCAGAGAATCGAGCGGGAGCGCGCGCGTCACTTTGTCTTTGTCGGCCTCCACGCTGCGGACAATAAGCCCGCCACGTTTGCGCAGTCTATTGATGAGGTTGGTCCCGAACGTGCGGTCTTCAACGGCAATGAAGCGGGCACGCATTCGCCGGTACTCATCGACAACCATGCCCTCATGGTCTTCGGTCGTGATGCGCATTCTCTTGAGCCCGCGCAGGATGATCTTTCGCGGGGCCTCCGGGGTAACGTCGAAGGTTCCCAAGACGGTCCAGTCCGATGTCTTCTTCTCGGTTGCCGCAAGGTCAATCACTTGGAAGCGGAAGCAGTCTGCTTCGGGCACGTAGAGCACCGCGCCGTTGCGGTCGACCAACTTGTAGAGCCCGCCCTCCACCGAGCAGTGGTTGAACGGCTCGTGGATCAAGTTGCCGCCCGCGAGGAACGGGCGCCCTTGGTACAGAGCCGCAAAGCCCTGTGGGTTGCGCTCTTGGAGCGTCAATAGCTGCTCACTATTGAGGATCTCGGGAATGAGCGCCTCGCCGGGCGCGCGGCCGAGAATGTCGTCTTCTTCGGCCAAAGCGGGGATACGGAGTACGCACCAGTCGTCGGCACCCTCCACGACACGCCCGGACACGTCGTCGGTGTGCCACCGCGTGTTCATCAGGATGGCGCGCGCTGGCGTGCCGTCGTGCCACGGCTCTCGGCGGGTCCACCACGTGTCCAACCAGAACTCGTGCACCGTTCTGCGAGTAGTGGGAGAGTTGGCCTCGATACGGTCCTTGAGCAAGTCGTCGGCAACACCCACTTGCCAGCCGTGGCCGGTGAAGCCGCTCGCCCGCCCGCCTGCAATGAACTTCGAGCCGTTGGTCATCTCCCACGAGAGCTTGCTGGCGTTCAATCCACCTACAACACCCTCGCCGTACATCGGCTTGCCGTCTTCGATGTTCTTCACGAGTCGCTTTGCAAGCTCCAACGAGAGATCATCCCCGTAGGACGCGTTCGCCATCTTGGTTCCGGGGTATTTGGTGCCCACGTAGCCGAGAAAGTGCTCGGACACGACGAGGGACTTGCCGTGTCGCGGTGGTTCGTAAATTGCCAGGTTGTAGACCACATTCTCGCCCGTTTCGGGGTGGACAAGTATGGGGACAGTGATCTCTCTGCGGCCAGATCGCTCGACGCGCTCGCCAATCTTGACCGGAATGGGGCCTGGACCGCTCTTGTAGAGCCGTCCATCGAGCAATGCGTCCAAGTATTCGCACAACACCACGAGGTTGTCGTACGGCACGATTTCGGGGCTCACGTTGTTGATATACGTCCATAAATCGGCCAAATTGGCCTGTTTCTGGAGATATTTGGCGTATTCTTGCTTCTCTTCGACCGTCATCAGGTCGATGAGTGCGGCATCAAGTAGCTGGATCGTCGTCATCTTCGATCACTTCCGCGTCAATAATGTCGGGATCGTTCCCCGCAGGCAACGCGAGGCGTGATTGGCGCTCCAGCAACGTCGCTTGCAGTGCTTTGATGTCGTCACCGCTCTTCAATTCGAGCGTGTGGTGCACGTTGATGTTGGTTTCCTTCGGCGCATCCCATACACGCTTATTGCGCACCTTGAGCCACGCTTGCGCGGCGTTCAGTCGGTCTTTGTCGGGCTTCTGAGTGCCCATCGCAACGTCGATGATGTATTGCTCGACGTGCTCGGCGTACATCTCGATTGCTTCATCCTCCCGCGCACGCTGCAAGGGGTCCATCTTGCGCCGGTAGTTGAGTTGCCCGGCACTGAGCCCCGAGCGGCGCGCAGCGGTGAAGGGCATCACGCCGTGGGAGAGGAAATCGAAGAAGAGCGTCCAGCGCTCTTCTACCGGCAGTTGCTTGGGGGTGGTAGCCATGCGGCAGAGGGTAGCACTCAGCCCTGGTTGCAGTTCGGCCAACAGATGAAGGTCACGTCGCGGTCTGCCGCGGCGATGGCGTAGAGCTTCTCGCCGGGCGCCAAGTAGAAGTCGACGCCATTGTTGAGCGTGGTGCCGCCGTACACGAGATAGCCGCTCCCAACTGTGGTTCCAGAAGCGAACCCAATAGCTACGCTATTGACCGCGGTCTGGTCGTTGTTGAGCACGCGCACTCGGGCGAAGCCTTCCAGGTTGTTGAAGACGAGCGCCTCAGCCGTACCGACAGTGCCGCGTACTGGAAAGGTCTTGTTGCCCTTGACATCGGTGAACGCCGTGATCGTGGTTGCCATGACGCCACTCTACCTTGGCGCCAGGCGGTAGGCCAGTTCGTCGGCCACGGCCTTCGAGAGCTTCGCGTAGTCGATCACGAGGGGCGGGGCGCCCGGAGCGGTCGTCTGGAGCGTCACGAGGGCATTCACGATGTTCTTGAGGCTCACAATCTCTGCAAGCAGGGATTGCGTGTCTGTGGCGGCGGATGTCGCCTTGCCAAGCGTGCGCATCACGCCGTCGTGGATGTAGACCAGCGTATTGCCGACGTTCGTCGGGTAGTCGACAGTCGGATTGCCCGCAGCGTCGTGGTCCTTGATCGTGAGAGGGGTCGTGATTTCCATTTGAGTCTCCTGCGGGGTGATAGACGGGTAGGTTAGCGCGTGGAAGGCGTCAAGGTCGAGCACGCGGTTCACGTCGATGTCGCCGTTGTAGAACGGCATGAGGCTGTCCGCTATCCCGTATTGGTCGAGCACGGCGCCAAGTGCTTGTGCGTCTTCCAGCACGTCGAAGCTGGCAACCCACAGCGGCCCGGCGTACCCGTTGTCCCGCCAACGGTGGCACATGGAGCGGTAGCCGTAGCGCCAAACGGGCTTCTCGGGGCTCGCAATCTGCACATCGGCCTGAATAGCGTCCGTTATTGCGTCCGGCACTTCCGTGCCGTCGCTCTTCTCGCTGTCGATGATGAGGAAATCGCCCGGTTTCAGCGGTAAATAACCTTCTCTGCGTAACAGAGAGACGAAATTGGTGGCCTGCGCCTGCGCGTCAGAGTGCGTAGAGAAGTGGTAGAAGCCCCGGTACGGGGTTTCTCCAGTTTCCCCTGCAAAGTGGGCATATTCGGGGTCTTCGTACGTGCTTCCCTCGCTCACCTTGATGATGACGAGCGGGTATTCCGCGGCGTAGCCCGCAATATCAATGGCGCGCTGGTGCTCGGAGATGTCCGAGCCCGCGTATTGGAGGGGGACGAGCGCGCGCATGGGGTCACCGTATCACGATCACGCAGGGGCGCCGTTGGGGCCGATGTCTTCGATCCAGAAATCAAGCGGATAGGTTGCATCGCACAGAATAGACGAAGTGCCAGCACCAGTAGCGGCTCTAGCTTTGTAGGTGACCGACCCGGCAGCGGGTGAAAGAATAACAACCGCATGATGCGTCACGAAATCATTGGCTGCATGGTTGTACGACGACACTTGCAATAACGCGTTGGCCGCGGTTGTGATGTACACCTCATTATTCGATGGCGAAGTGATCTGTTGTGCCCGACAATAAAGCGACACCTTGTACCGGCGGTTGGCCGCAGCGGTGAAGGTCAGTGTCACTCCCGTGATGTCAGTTTGCGTTGTAATTCCGGTCTGGTTCGTCGTCTTCGTTATGAATCCCATGACACCCCACGGCTGATTCCAGTAGCCGGGCTGGAAACGCTGAGCGTTCTTGACGAACATGGAGTCCGTGCGCGCCGGTTGGCTTGTGGTGTCGGGCGTGGCAATACCAGCGCCAGTGATGTTGTTGGCATCAGTCGTCACAACCGCCTGTCCCTGAATCAAGTCAGTGCCCGTCAGCGCTGCAAGCGTTGCCGCTGTGCCGCGCTGGGTTTCGCGGTCGTGCATGTGGTCGCCGCGTGCGTACGTTGTGAGTACGCCCGCCGCTGCCGAATCGTTCGGTCGGGAATCGGCAATGTTGCCCACGGTGGCGTAGCTGCCGGGGCTCAACACATAGCGCGCGTCCGCTGACGCCTGCGTGATGTAGCCCGCCGCCGCTGTGTCGGGAATCGGGCTTATCAGGCTGGCAAACAGTGTCGCGTTGCCCGCGCCCACTTGGAACGTGTACTTGCGCGGCCCGCCTTGGGCCGGGCTCAGTTGTTGCTCCACTTCGTAGAAGCTATTGGCGGGGCTGATGCCACTGTTCCGCTCCAAAGTCGCGGACCAGACGCCAGAGGCATTGGTGGTGGTGACGTAGGTGGGCGCAACCTCGCTGCCGTCCGCGGTGCGGAACGCGCCGCGCGGCACAAGGCGGATGATCACGGGAACGGCGCTCAGCGCTGTCCCGGTCGGCCCGGTGATGGTGTGGGTAATAATGCTCGTCGCCATTACGCCGCCGCCTCGTAGATGATGTTGGCGTAGAACTCGTCGCCGGTTGCAATAGCACCAACGGCGACAGTGAACGGAGATGTATTGCTCACAACAACGCCGGGAGATGCGTTGCTGCGGAACACTATGTCGCTGCCGTCAGAGAGGTTCGCGCTCACGCCGTAGTGGTACAAGCCACCAGCGGACACGTCAATAAGACTGCACGTGCCCATCGTCTGTGAATATGCGTTGCCGACGTTCGGCGTTACGGGCTCGTAGTACCCGGCCACCGGCCGGGTTATCGTGAGTGTGCCTGCGCCGCCGTTCAAGTTCGTGAGGCGCCACGCGTAGTGCGCAATAATGAGTCGGCCATGTCGTGAGTAACGGCAATCCGCCGCAATCGTCGCTGCGGTTGCCCCAAACTTGACCGTAGGCGTGAACGCAATCCACGCGCCGAGCGTGTTCGTCAACACCCACGCACCACCAATGCGCGTATATACGAGACTTGTGTCGCTCTCGACGAAACGGAGCCCGTTGTAAAGGTCAACGCCGGACAAGGCGGCACGCTGTGCCGCCGTGCCGTAAATCGTTTCGCGGGAATGCTTGTGGTCGGAGCGGGCCGCTGTCGTTAGCACTCCAGCGGCGGCAACGTCGGCCGGGCGGGATGCCGTGATGTCGCCCGTAACGCCGTAGCCGTTGAGTTGCTGGTAGCGCGCGTCGGCGCTTGCTTGCGTGAGGTAGTTGCTCGACGTGATGTCGGGGATGGCAGAGATCAGCGCGGCGTACAGCGTTTGGTTGCCCGAGCCCACTTGGAACAGGTAGTGGCGCGGCCCGCCCTGCGCGGCGCTGCACTGTTCCTCGACTTCGTAGTAGGAGTTGGCGGGGGAGATGTTGCTATTG